TGAAGCATATCATCATTAAGTTTAGTCATTACACTCAGTTCAAATTGCATATTATATGGAACTGGCATATATGCTTTTTTTGTTTCTGATCCATCCGTTGGATCTTTAACAGTAAATTGTTGTGTTGTCGTTACTTTTCTTTGTGGATCATATGTAAGACCAGTAAATTCAAATGACATTCTAGGCAAAGTAATTGCCGTAGATTTATTAAGATCTGGTGACTGTTCTAATCTTGCAAGAAACTTTTGAGTAGGACCATATGCAAGAGGAACTTTTATAACGCTACTGACATTATCTGACGTATCGGTATGTTGTATTGAAATATTATTAAACAGAGTACCAAAAGAAATAATGGTTCTCCTTAAAATTTCGTTGTAAAAATAGTCAAACATATGTAAAATTTTATTATATTACTATTTAACTGCGTTAATGTTTATTTATGGTATTCCAAATGGGTTATGTTCTGTGAAATCTAAAATGCCATTTGCTTCAGTTTGAATTTCAAAATTATCAGCAAATCCATCATCTGTTGGATTTGTGTCTACATTTAGGAGTGCATGAGAGGCACCAGAAGTTGAACCAACTATATTTTCTCCAACTACAAATGTTCCTGTAATATTTGATACCTCAAGAATATTTGTGGTTGAGTTCCAAGTTCTTACTCTTCCTGTTGTTCCGCTAGATGAACCAGTTACAATCTCATTGAATATAAAGTCTCCAGTTGATCCGAGATTTGGATCTGAAATTGTTATCGTTGGTGCTTCAGAATATCCCAAACCAGAATTTGTAATATTGATTGCTGTAATTGTTCCCGCAGCACTAACAACTGCTGTAGCGGCAGCAGAAACACTTGAAATACCTGTAAATGTAATTGTTGGTGAAGTAGTGTATCCAGATCCACTAGAAGTGAGTGTAACAATACCAACTACACCATCTCCAATAGACGCAGTTGCAGCAGCTCCACTTCCACCTCCACCAATGAATCTTACCAATGGAGTTGTTGTATATCCATAACCAGAATTTACAACATCGACACTTTGAACCGATCTAAGTTGTGGATTGACGTTTAGATTACAAACATTAATTCCACCAATCATTCTTGCAGTTGCTATACCAGTCAATCCTCCTGCTGGTGCTGAAGATATTCCAACTGTTGGAATACTACTGTATCCTCCACCTCTATTTGTTACCGTGATAAATTGAATGCCACCATCTACAATACTTGCTGTTGCCGTTGCAGTGGCACCGGTGCCAATAAGTGTTAGTGTTTGAGTTATTCCTAAAATGGTAGATATTCCATCAGGACTTAATCCATCGGTTTCATTTCCAATTAATGTATCATCTATTTCATCAATACCAGTATCAATCAACTCATCTTCATATCTAAACAACTCACATTGCAATTCATAGACGTAATTTTTTTGTAGTTGATAGAAAGGTTTTTCGTGTTCTACAAATTTGATTTCAAACAGTCTATCACCCAAAGGAAAATAAACCAAATCTCCCTCTTTTGGCCTTGTCGATAATCTTATATTATCTAAATTCTTTATAAGTGGAGTAATATATTCTTTAAATCTTTCTTGAGAGATTATCAAACTTATTTCATTTGTTGATTGTATACCAAATTTTGATAATAATTGAGTGTTATCAGAATACCCTTCATAATTGTTTAGATAAGCCTCTATTGGGTAAGCATTGTCGAATTCAGATTCGATAACCTCTTTAATAATGGTTTTAGTTGTAATATATTTTCTTGGGATATAATAAACTTCTATCCCATACATTCTTAGTTGCTCATTAACCAAGTCTTGAATTAGACTTTGCTCTTCTCTTGTTCCTTGGAGAAAAAAGGGATTTAATGCCATTATCCTATCATGTCTAGAGGTGGAAGTTCATAAGTATTGGACATTTTTTCCATTATCACATCAATTTCTTTTTGTGCATCATCATAAATTTGTCTTCCGTTTAATTCTATTCCACCAGGAAGTTTTACTCCTTGGAACTTAATTAAATTTTGTCCCCACTGACGCTTGATTAATGAAGTTAAGTATTTTTTCAAGAACGAATCATTCCAAACTCTAGAATAATCATTTGGATCCATTAATCTATGACATTCTATAACAAAATAATCACCCACACTGACAGAAGACCAATCAATATCCAAATATAATCTATCTTGTCTTTGATTAAATCTTATTTGCTTTTGTGTTGTAAGAAGAAAATCGATATCTTCTAAGTATGTTTTAACCATTGCATATGTTAGGAGTTCTGTTGAACCCCAATAGTAAATATCATTTAAGAATAACTGATATTTGACACTGAACATGTTATTAGTTACAGTATTTGATCCATCAAAATGAAATATTTTTGTTATTCCGATAATTGATGGTGGTATTTGTAAATAATTACTATTTTCTTCATATGAAAATGTAACCGCTGTAGTAGCAATTCCAGAAGAAGCAGGAGCAGTTGCCGTTGTTGTTACAATACCAATAGGGTTATTTCCTCCTCTACCTCTTCCTCTATCAATATCGTCTTGGGTAATTTTATATTTTAAAAACGTCTGCGCTACGCCATCAAAATGTCTTTCATTAAAGAATTGTAAGGCATCATCAACCAAGTCATCTACTTGCTCATCGGCAACATTAATCTCCAGCACAGGAGCACCTAGTTGCCTCTTACAATAGTTTATTAATTCTGTTCTACTTGTTGGTTGTGCCATTTATTCACAAGTTTCCTAGTAATATTTAGGGTGCTGAAAAAATGCCATGAATTTTATTTAAATCCATTAATCAATTCCCTCAATAAAGATTTTATTTCATTCACATCACTTTTTATACTAGCAACTTCATCTTCAATTGTTTGTACTTTTTGATTCTCTTCAGACTTTAAATTTTTTCTCATCATATATTCATTATATTCAGACTTATTTTTGTTTATGATTGAATTTGTTTCTGGATCTCTGACTAAATCAGAGTGTCCAGAAACTTTTACATATTCTTTTTTCATTTTATGCTAAAGCAATAGTTCTAAGTTCCTTAAATCTTGGTGGATATGCTTGATTTGTAGATGTCGCAACAATCTTCACTCTGTAAACTCTGAAGGATGGTAATTCATCGATTGTAAATACATTTTCTCTAAAGTCAAGTTTACTTGAGTCAAATTCAAGTGCTTGTGATTTTGGAACTAAAGTATCCGGTGTTCCATCATTATTTTGTGCATTAATAACTCTTCCTCTATAATCCAAGTTAGCATATCCTGGGAAAGGTACGAACACTGGATCAAATCCATTACGATCACTAATCGCATAGAAGGCTCTGATATCAGAGTATTCGTTAATATAAGCAGAAAGAAGAATCTTCAACGAAGTTGCTGGATTTTCTAAAGTAACTTCTTTAGAAATATATGTAAATGCAGTAGGATCATCTAAAAGACTATTTGCTCTACTATCAGTTGCATAATTAGTAATCGCACTATTGACTCTATTGGAAACAAAGATAGCACTTACTCTTTGAGTATCAATGACTGGAGATACTTTAGAATCAATGGTTTCTAAATCTAACTGCATGTTGAATGATCTATTTCCTGGCAAGCTAAGTCCTGTCAGATTGTTTGTTTCATTAATGTCTGAACAAACTATTCTAGTGCTTGTCAAGTAATTTGACTTATTCAGGGTCACATTTTCATATCCAGCATTTTGATATGGAACTTCGGTTCCACTCAAACTTTGTCCAGTTATAGTTCTGATCTTAGCATCCAATTTCGTTCCAGTGACAACTTGATGTTGTACCATTGGAGAAATAATTTCAAATGGTATATTTTGTGTCGATTTTATTTGGTTACCACCAGAGAACTTAGACTCATTAAAGTAAAGTTTGGGGAATCCAACATCGGTGCTTCTGTCTTTTCCATTTGCCGACATATCAATTTTAATATTATATGAATCAAAGGATATTGGATCAGAGACCGTTGCATCACTAAGTTGGTGTGTTTTATTAATTCTTCTAAGAGAAACACCGCCAAGTTCATATTTGTAAACTAAAGTGCCAACTGGATAATTTTTCTTAAATCCGGATATATTTCTAGTTATTGTACCACCAATGGTATTGCCAACAACTTCAGTATATCCAATGACTTCATCTCCAATCTTTAAATATCCAACATTAGTAGTGCCAACTCCAACATTTTCAAACTGAGTAAACGATGAAGCATCCTCAACAGTAATCGCAGTTGTAGAATCTGTATTATACGCTGTAGTAAGTTTTGTTGGAATAATATCAGAATCTACATCAGATACGGTTACATAATTATCTTCAAAATACATACCACTATTTTTGTGGTTAACTACAATATGAAGTCCGTCATTTGCAACTTCAATATTGCTAATTTGAACATTAGCACCATCACTATAATTCAGTTCAGTTGTTATTCCAGAATTATTGATATAACTTACGGTATTTCCTGCTCCAGAAACTACAAACTCTCCTTGAACATTATCTAAAATAAGTTCATTTATATCAGAAATTGAAGTAACAGAAAGTTGAGCATTAACTCCTGTAGGAATACTTCCAATTGTACCAATTCCAAGAACATCTCCTACTTGATAACCAAGTCCACCATTGGTGATGGTAGCACCAATTGCAGTTCCATTGCTAATAGTAATTTCTGCTGTTGCGTTTCTTCCAGTACCAGTAATTGTTACCAGATTGACTCCACCAAAAGTTCTACCTCCAGAAGCAGGAGTATATCCAATTCCTGCATCAATAATGTTAAGAGTACCAGTAGCAGATCCGGCACTTCCTACATAATTACCTGTTGCATTAGTACCATACTGTAAAACAGTATTTCCTAAAGTTAATCCAC